ATTTATAACGGAGAATAACACATACGAATATGCCAAGAACTAATTTATCATTAGGAAATTTATATAGAGCAGTTAGCGGGTCAGCCCGAACATCTCAAGCAGTTTCCATTGGTGGACTATCTGGAGGAGCATCTAATAGTTCATTTACCGCATTTGCAATAGACTCTGTAACCCCAAATTTACCAACTTTTACTTACATTGTAGAAAGTACAGAAGAAGCGGCAACATTTTCTTTTGGAACTGCGGGTACATTGCATGGAAGTAAAGTAGGTAGTGTTTCGGCAAACTATTCAGTAACATTTAATAATGCAAACTTTACAGTAGGTTCACCTACTTTAGGTGCATCTCCATCATTTCCAATAACTCCTGCATCAATTGCACAATCAACATATTCAGAAGCATCTTCGGTGATATCTATGAAATATGAAGATGGTTATAATTTAGCAGCAACTGGATATAATTCAACATCTACAAAAACATTATTCGCAGTTGATGTTTATAACACAATTAACCAACCTGATTTCTGTTTATTATTTGGAACAAAAATAACTAAAGCGGATGGAACTATTGTAAATGTAGAAGACCTTTCGGTGGGAGATACTATTAAAGCATGGGTACCAGCGGGTTTACCTGATGAAGACCAGGATTCAGAATCAGACCAAGTTGATTGGAGATTCTATATGTTAGAAAATCAATCTGGTTCGTATCAAGAAGTGAATGTAGCAGATATTGTTTTTAACTTTGCAAGTGGATATTATGATTTAAACAATGGTTTAATCAAAGCAACTGGAACTCACCCTCTTTGGGTTTGGGATAGTGAAATTGAAAAATATCGTTTCAAAAATATTGAAGATGTGTTACCAGGGGATTTAGTAGTAACATACGATTCGGTGACAGGTTTAAATGAGATAGAAATTACTGATATTGAAGTAATAATTGAAGATGTTGAAATTGTAACCCTAAATGTTGAAAACGCTGACGTTTATTTAGCAAACGGTATTGTATCTCATAACAAAGGAACTACTACACAACCACCAATTCCAGCTGCTGGATTAAGATTATATTTAGACCCATCTAAAGCATCTTCTACAAATGGAACTGATACAACCGATTGGTTGGATTTAAGTGGATATAATACGGGTGTTAGACCTGCAGGTGTTGCAAACGCAGCTGGTATTACTGGTGGTAACCCATCATATAATAACGGAGCAACAAGAAAAGATAAATATTTCGCAGGAAATGGTACAAACCAATTTTGGTACAAAGATACTACTACCAACATCAATGGGGGGTATTCTCAATTCAATACTAATACTGGTACAATTCACGTGTGGGTTAGACCTACAACAACATTGGGTGTAGCATCAAGACATATTTTTGACTACGCTGGTTTTTATGGATTGGCAATTGAATCTACTGATAGTTCTACTTTAAATAGAGTAAAATTCTATGGTAGTACATTAGGGAATAGTGCACAATTAACAACATCATTATCATCAAATGTATGGTATATGATTTCAGCAGCATTCCAACCATCGGGAACGGTGACAGTTTATGTAGATAAAACTTCGGTAGGAACATTTACTGCATCGGCATTTACCGCACCATCATCTACTAACTTCGTAACAATTGGGTGTAATAGTGGTAGAACAACATTTTGGAATGGGCAAATTGGACCTGTATTATTCTATAACACATTACAAAACGCAACATCGGTAGGACAAGTATATGATTATTTTTCTCCAACATACAAATAGTAATTTGTTGTTTTGAAAATAATTTTAATATTTATATTAAGATAATAAAAATTTTAAATTAGCATATAAAATGGCAGACAAAATAGTATCACCAGGTGTATTTACTAAAGAAAATGACCTTTCATTCTTACAACAAGGGGTAGCAGATATTGGTGCAGCATTTATTGGACCTTTTAAAGAAGGACCATTAGTTCCTACAATCGTAAATTCACAAGCAGAATTTGAAAGATTATTTGGTAATGTTGATGACACATATTATACTCCGTTAGCAGTACAAAATTATTTAAGAGAAGCAGGAACTGCAACTATTTGTAGAGTAGCTGGAAAAACGGGTTATACCGAAAAAGCTCCTTTATTATTAATAGCATCATCAGGCTCACAATCAGGTGCACTTGGTGTTTTATTTAACACATCCGGTAGTGCATTAGGATTTACTGACGCAACATTATCTGATTTAAACGGAGGTGGTGATTTTTCACTTGCTGGTACTGGGTTAGGATATAGTGCATCAATTGAGTTAGCAGATGTTAATGATATTGAATCGGTATTTGGAACATCTCCGTATGGCACTAAAGCAGCATATTCATACGCATTCTTTAAAGAAAACGGATTTTTATTTAATACAGGTTCCTATACATTATCGAATTCAAACGGTTTAGGTGTTGGAGCTTACACTGCTTCATTTGCACAAAATATAAGTGCTAGTGTAGTTGTATTAGGCGACCAGAAGTTTAGTGGTTCGTATGGTACTGGCGAAGCATGTGAAGCATTAACACCAATAATTAAATCTCAATTAATTTCAGGAGATAGATATTCTTTATTCCAATTCGAAACAATTACCGCAGGAAACACAGCAAATACTAAAGTAAAAGTTGGTATTTCAAATGTAAAAGCAGCTGGTACAACAAACGGAACTGATTATGGTACATTTACTGTAGTTGTAAGAGATTTCAATGATACTGATAAGAAAAAAAATGTATTAGAAACTTATTCAAATGTAAATTTAGACCCTAATTCTCCAAACTATATCAGTAGAGTAATTGGTGATAGAAAATTATCTATCAATTCCGAAGGTAAAATAACTGAAAGTGGTGATTGGGTAAATAATTCAAAATATATTAGAATTGCAAACTTAAATATATACGCTCCAGTTCAAGCAGTTCCTTTTGGGCATGATGCATATCAATTACCTGTAAACGCAGGAGCATACGCAAACTTTATTCCAAGAGTAACATTCTCAACAGGTTCGGTAGGTGATTCTTCTAAATATAGCGGTATTGATTTTGATAACAATGGTGATAATAAAATTTATATGAAGCCAGTTCCTGTAAGTGCAGGAAACGGAGCAAACGCAGTATTCTCATTAGATACTATTGCTGGATTATCATTAAGTTCAACAACATCTGCAGAAATTGCAAAAAGACAATTTATTATAGGATTCCAAGAAGGATTTGATGGGTATGCTCCAAATACAAACGCAGCAGATATCGAACCATCCACAACCGCAGGTATATTAGCATACGAAAAACATATCGCAGCATTATCAAATGTAGATGAGTTTGATATTAATATGGTAGTTGCACCACACGTCAATAGAGCAGACCATTCATCCGTATTTACTTCAATTTTAGATATGGTTGAACAAAGAAATGATGCATTTTTTATTGCTGATGCTGGTAATGCGAGTACATCGTTATCAGCAACTATAACACAAGCTCAAGCAGTAGATTCAAATATGGCGGCTGTTTACTACCCTTGGATTAAAACTATTGATGTAAACACAAACAAATTAATCACCGTTCCACCATCAGTATTATTACCTGGCGTATTCGCAGCAAACGATAGAGTAGCAGCAGAATGGTTCGCACCAGCAGGTTTGAATAGAGGTGGTTTAGTAGGAGCAGTTAGTTTGTTGAACAGATTAACACAATCTGAAAAGGATGAACTATATGAAGGTAAAGTAAACCCAATCGTTCAATTCCCTGGACAAGGTATCGTAGTATTCGGACAAAAAACATTGCAAGATAGACCATCCGCATTGGATAGAATCAACGTAAGAAGATTGTTGTTGACTGTTAGAAAGTTTATTGCATCTTCATCTAGATATTTAGTGTTTGAACAAAATACTTCTGAAACTAGAAATCGATTCTTAAACATCGTTAATCCATATTTGGATAGTATCCAACAAAGACAAGGACTTTACGCATTCAGAGTTGTAATGGATGATACTAACAACACACCTGATGTGATTGATAGAAACATATTAGCAGGAGCTATCTTCTTACAACCAACTAAAACTGCTGAATTCATTCAAATTGATTTCAACATTTTACCAACTGGAGCAAGTTTTAGCGGATAATTTTAAAAAACAATATTTATAAGTAATAAACATTAAATATATACACAAAT